AACGGCCGGAACAATTACTCTTAGGAATGGCAGTGTTGTTGGGGCCACAGCATTGCTGACTCTTAACACCCCTGCTGTGGCGGGAGCCAATGACATTCTTTTGCCGGACATGGGAATTCTCTTTGATTCCGGGGTGTTTATTGATGTTTCCGGTGTTGAAGTTACCAGTGTGACGCTGTTCTTCTACGGTGGAGCCGCGCAGTAATGGCCAAGAAAGCGCCCTCCCTTTCGGTTGGTCGCGGCGAGAAATTGCCCATTTCCAAGGGGGCGGGTTTGACTGCCAAGGGCCGTGCTAAGTACAACGCGGCAACAGGAAGTAATTTGAAAGCCCCCCAGCCTAAAGGTGGTGCGCGCAAGAAGTCTTTTTGCGCGCGAATGTCCGGTATGCCGGGGCCAATGAAAGATGAAAAAGGCAAGCCTACCCGTAAGGCGGCTTCTTTGGCAAGATGGAAATGTTGATGGACATTAACTTAATCTGGTCCGCCGTTTTATCTGCCGCAATTGGCGGACTGTGGTTCTTCATTCGTGAAAAATTTGACGAGCTCAAGCGGATTGACATTTTGTTAAACAAAACACGCGAGGAGATTGCCCGTGATTACGCAACTAATTCAGAAGTGCAAAGAGTTACTGACCACATTGACCAACGCTTTAATCGTCTTGAAGCAAAAATTGATCAACTTATTCAACAAGCAAAGTAAGGAGCAGTGATGGCAACAACCACAAAAATGAAGATGGTCATGAAGGGCGGCAAAAAGGTCCCAGCCTTTGCTGCTGACAACATTGGCAAGATGAAAAAAGGCGGAGCGGCGGGCATGCACAAGATGCCTGATGGCTCCATGATGAAAGATTCTGACATGGCCGACAAAATGGGTCGTGCTGTCAAACGTAAAACGGCCGACGTTAAGGGCCGTGCAATGAAAAAGGGGAAATAACATGGCTGGACGTGGAATGGGTGCCGCTACGCGCGGTGGTGGTGCTGTTGAGAGCGGCCCTGCAAACAAAATGATCTCTGAGACAAGCACCTCTACTGGTGTTCCTATGATGGCTAAAGGTGGCATGGCCAACAAAGGCAACATCAATGAGCACAAGCGCATGGCCATGGGCAAGCCCGTTGGCAAGATGGGCGGTGGCATGATGTCCAAGGGTTACGCTGCGGGTGGCATGGCCAAGGGCATGATGTCTGGAGGCATGATGTCTAAAGGCTACGCTGCTGGCGGTGCTGCCAAGAAGACGGCCAAACGCGCTAAGTAATGTCTTACCTCATCAGCAACATTCCGTATTTCAAATGCTGGGTTAGACGTGAGTTTACGCACATGCATCAGAAGTACCAAGGCGAGTATTTACATGCAAACGCTATTGCAGTAAATGTCATGCCGGATCGTTGCTTGAGTTTTCAACTTGTTTTTACAGGGTGTGAAAGCCACGTAGACGGGTCAGAAAACGTTCATGGTGGGGCAATGTGGGCAAGAATGCCTATTACTGGGTTAGTGGGGGATATTCCCTTGGAGGAGTGGCCAGAGCGTATGCCTACGCATTTGGCACAGCCTTGGGATTGTCCTTCTCACACCCACACAGTAATAAAATTTGCGCGCACAAGCCCTAGTCCGTGGCTATGTAAGATTGACGGAGAGTTTTACACCGGAAGATACATGTTTACGGTGGACTACACGGAGAGCGAAGTGGCCGACTGCCCTGCACAACACAAACAAAGTCATGTTTTGACTTTGACGGATGCGGGCAAGTGGACAGGCAATATTGTGGCGTTGCCAAACAATAGGGTTCGAGCAACGAGCCCTGCTTTTTGGCAGACCGGAGAGGGTGCCCCTGATTTCAGGCCTGGTCAGTGGATTCACTGTGCAGAGCAAGATGACTCGTATATGGATGCGGCTCAAACCTTTGATAATTTATACAAAGAATGACAACTTCAAATACAACAACCTTTGATCTGTCAATTGATGACTTGATTGAAGAAGCATTTGAGAGATGCGGCATACGTGGCACAAACGGCTACCAGCTTAAGTCTGCGCGTCGTTCTCTCAATCTGTTGTTTTTGGATTGGGCAAACAGGGGGCTGAACCTTTGGACAATTGAGTTGGCTACGTATGCATTGGTTCAGGGCAACAATGAGATATCGTTGGCTACAGACACCGTTAATGTTTTGTCCGCTGTCATTCGAGACCCGTCACAGGGCATCTTGACTGACATCACAATTGATCGCATCAGTCGCTCTGAGTACTTGAATATCCCGGATAAGACATCTCAAGCGCGTCCCGCTCAGTACTATGTACAGAGAACCAACGTGCCAAAGGTGTTTTTCTATCCTGCGGCGGATCAAAGCTACACGTTTGTGTACTACAGGATTCGTCGTATCCAAGACGCGGGTGTATACACCAATACATCAGACGTCAACTTTAGATTTTTGCCATGCCTGACATCAGGACTGTCCTATTACATCTCCCTCAAGTACGCGCCCGAGCGTACAGGCGCGCTCAAGACTATCTACGAAGAAGATTTCTTGCGCGCCGCGATGGAAGACAGGGACACTGCCAGCGTTAACTTTGTTCCTGACTTAGGGGTGTAACGCATGGCATTCGCAACAGGTAAATTTTCATACGGCCTGTGTGATTACTGCGGCCAGCGATACGAGTACAACGTGCTTCGCAAGAACTGGCGCGGATTTAAGGTCTGCCCGGACGATTACGAGCCGAAAGAACCACAGCTTGAGCCTTTGAAATATAGAGGCGATGCAATCGCCCTTTATGAGCCAAGGCCAGATAGAATTGAGCCTGTATCTGTCTTTGTAGGGGCACCAGGCTTTTCAGCTTTTCAAAGTTTTGGAAGTGCAAGAAACACCAACGATATGCGTCCCTACATAGAGGATAAGGCCTTGATTGCTCAAGGAGTAGTTGGCTCTGTAACGGTGGTGATTTCATGACGTACAACGAACTTGTAACCAACATACGTAACTACACAGAAGTGGGGTCAAACGTCTTCACTGAGCCTGTGATAAACGTGTTCATCACTTTTGCAGAAAATCGTATCCTGCGCGACATTGATTTGGATGTGTTTAAGCTTGAAGTGACAGCTAATTTAACGGCCAACAACAGGTTTTTGTCTGCTCCCAGTGATATCTTGACGCATAGATATTTGATAGTTACATCGGGAACAGATCAAATTTTCTTGGATTTTCGGGATACTTCTTTTATGAAAGAGTATTGGCCTAATGGGGCCACGACGGGTATTCCAAAATACTATTCGGTGTGGGATGAAAACACTTTCTACATTGCTCCTACCCCAAGTTCTGCTTTAGCCGTCGAACTAGGCTACATCTATCGTCCTGCGCAACTTTCTTCGACGAATACTACGACATGGATCAGTACAAATGCTCCAGAGGCGCTGTTCTACGCCTGTTTGATCCAAGCGTATAGCTATACCAAAGGACCACCTGACATGATGGCCACCTTTGATGCAAGCTACAAACAAGCTCTTCAAGGGCTTGGTATTGAGCAGCAAGGCCGTCGCCGTCGGGACGAGTATCGTGATGGCATGGTACGTGTTCAACTTAAATCGGAGACACCTGGACCATGATAGGAACCCAATCCCCTGTGTTACTAGGCGGCGTAAGCGTCGCTACAACCAATGGACGCGGCTGGACTCCGGATGAGTTGGCTGATCGAGCCATTGAGAAGATTATTTACGTTGGAAGTGAGTCACATCCAGCGATTCGAGACCAAGCGGTGGCTTTTCGGGGTGCTGTGCGGTCCGTTATCAAAGCCTATCTTGAAGAAGCGGTAACCCAAGATAGGTCAACTATCGCAATCCGCCTGCGCGAAGCAGGTCATTCCAACCTCGTTCATTTGTTAGGAGATTAAAAATGGCATTTTCAGGTAATTTCATGTGTACCAGTTTCAAAGTGGAACTGATGAGGGCTGTGCACAACTTCACAACAAGCACCGGAAACACTTTTAAGTTAGCCATGTATGACAATACTGCTTCTTTTACGGCGGCAACAACTGCATACACTGCTACCAATGAAGTGGCTGCATCGGGTTCGTATTCTGCCGGCGGCGGTGCGTTAACAAATGTGACGCCAACGTCCACAGGAACAACCGCTTTCACAGACTTTGCAGATTTGTCGTTCACCAGTGCCACAATCACGGCCTTTGGAGCGATGATTTACAACGATACTGCCGCAGGTGACCCTTCGGTATGTATTCTTGATTTTGGTGGCTCAAAGAGCTCTAGTGCGGGCACTTTCACCATTATCTTCCCAACTGCTGACGCGACAAACGCAATACTTCGTATTGCCTAAGAGGCGTAAGTGGCCGATGTACGGATTGCACTTGGTGGATACGGCAGTCAAGCCTGGGGCGAGGCCCCATGGGGTGAGGGTGCGGTCACGCTGTCTGCAACTGGGCAGGTTGGCACGGTCACAACAGCAGCGGACGCCAATGTCAGTGTTACGGGCGTCTCTGCAACAGGCCAAATTGGCGCAGTTACCGTCACTGCAAATGCAGATGTCAGCGTTACCGGCGTCTCCGCCACGGGTTTTGTTGGTACGGCCACTGTTGTTGGAGAGGCCAATGTCAGTCTCACCGGGGTGTCTGCCACGGGCCAGGTTGGATCAGTTACTGTCGAGGCAGGTGCCAATGTCAGTCTCACCGGGGTATCTGCCACAGGCTTTGTCGGGGTGGCAACAGTCACAGGTGACGCCAATGTATCGCTCACAGGGGTGTCTGGAACAGGCGACGTTGGATCAGTTTCTGTCAGCATTGGGGCAAGTGTGGTCCTCACGGGCGTCGTGGCCACAGGCTTTGTTGGGGCAACCACGGTTGCTGCGAACGCTGATGTTTTTGCTACTGGAGTGCAGGCGACAGGAGAAGTTGGTTCGGTTGACTTTGCTGGGGATGCCAATGTCTCGCTCACCGGAGTTGGATCAACAGGGTCGGTCGGAAGCGTTGTGGTCGAGATCGTACAAATTGTCACGGTTGTGGGCCTATCGGCCACGGGCAGCGTCGGGTCGGTATCGGTGGGGACGGGCGTTGGGGTCAACGTCACGGGCGTACAGGGGGTGGGCCAAGTTGGTAGCCTTTTGGTTTGGACAATTGTTGATGACAGCCAATCAGTTAACTGGCAAAATGTCAATGATTCACAGTCTCCTGGTTGGGTCCAAGTTAATGATGCACAAGCAAACGTGTGGACGCTTATAGCGGCATGAGGAAAACAAGATGACAATTAATTACACCACCCTTCTTGGCCTAGCCCAACCCGTTACAGGGACGGAAGCCAATACCTGGGGAACAGCAGTCAACGACCAGATTACTGGCCTTTTAGACACGGCCGTAGCGGGTACTACCACCATCACTTCTGATGCAGACGTAACCCTAACAACAACCACTGGGGCGGCAAACACTTCACGGCAGGCAGTTCTTTTGTGGACAGCGGGCGGAACTGTTACCAGGACCATTACTGCGCCAGCGCAGTCTAAAGTCTATGTTGTTATAAACAAGACCACCAGTAGCCAATCAATCAAGCTGGTGGGCGTTGGTCCAACAACCGGTGTCACGATCATTGCAGGTGAGTCTGCTGTCTGCGCTTGGAACGGTGTTGACTTTATCAAGACCAGTTCAACGATTGCAAATGCCGCTGGTTCAAATACTCAGGTTCAATTCAATAACTCAGGTGTTTTGGGCGGCTCCGCCAACCTTGTTTGGAATGGCACAACGCTTGCAATAACGGGCGCTTTAACTGCAAGTGCTGATTCCACATTCTCCTCAACTGGTGCATTAATCATCAGCAAGGGAACGACTGGACAGCGCCCTAGCCCTGTTTCGGGTATGTTGCGCTTCAACACCACTACATTTGAGTTTGAGGGCTACAACGGCACGGCATGGGCTTCTGTTGGTGGTGCGGCACTGAGCAACGACACAAGCACGGCGACTGATGTCTTCCCGCTGTTTGCAAACGCCACAACTGGCACGGCATCCACACTGTTCACGGGCAATGCGTCCCTTTTGTACAAGCCAAGCACTGGTGAATTTAAAGCAAGGGTTCCTGTTGCCTCCAACGGGATTGTGGTAAACAGTCAAACAGTAGCTACAAGCTATACGATAGCGGCTGGGGTTTCAGCAATGTCAGCAGGCCCGATAACGCTATCA